GTAACCATCAACAGCAGTCAATCCCCTACAGAATAGCATTCTATGAGCAGTCAAATCATCAATATAACCCCTAGCAACAATAGAGAAGTCCCCAGCGGTAAAGTTTAACTGAGCATGAGCAGCAGGAATTTCTACATAGCTAGGAATAGTAGGGTCAAAGTCAAGGGCATATCCCAGTCCGTATTTATCTTCTGGGACTAACTTCTCCTCGCCTAGATAATCAAACTTAACAGTTGAAATCCTTTTGCCCAGTGTGGAATTTATTTCTAGGCTTCTCTTTATAAGCCTGACTACTGCACCATTTACTTTAATCTCTACCTGCATATTTATACCTTAAGAATACTTAAATCTCACACCAAGAGCATGGAAGTCGTGACCAGCATCCTTCAAGGTTATCTTGATACCGACATAATCATCGGCTGCTAGGTCATCTAAAATCCCATTGGTAGCATCGTCTAAGTCCACTGCAAATAATTGGTTAGCAGTAACATTGTAGGTAGTAGCAACATCGCTTTCAGAGTGAGTATTATATGCCTGACCTACTGCCCCATAATCACTATCAATATCCCAATTAGCAGTACCTTGAGTAAATAAAGGAATAACAATAAATTCAGCATTGGTGATAGCGGTGAAATCATGGGGAACCTTAAAGGCAACATGGGCTACATCATTTATAGCATCAGTGGAGGTGCCTGGAAAATCTCCCAGAGCCTCTAATTTCCAGACTGCCCCCTGAGTTCCATAAGTAACGGGGACAAAGAATTCTCTGGTAGCTACAAATCCCGCACTTGTTGTCCAGTCCCAATCTGTACCGTCACTTAATGGAAGAAAACCTGCTGCCCCTATTGCCTTGCGAGTAACTGTATTGGCATCTCTATAAAGCATATCACCCCGAACAGTCATTATCTGCTCGGGTGTAATGTCGTTCCTTTCAACAAAACAGTGGACATAGGTTATATGTGCATCGTAAGTTACAGAAGCGTAGTATTCCATTTCAGGGACATCATCAAATCTATAAGCCCCATCTCCACCATAGGCTACTCCTGTGGTGATATTCCCACCTTGCTGTCCAGCCCCAGGGACGGCATCATCTACAACTGGGGGTGTGATTGTCTCATCATTGATGACTGTGGTTGCGATATGCTGAGCAGCAACAGTTCCATGCCAACCCCTGATAATATAAATCGTGTCTCCCGATATTGCCCATATCAGAACACACTCATTCTCCATTTTAACGACATCACCAACGGCAAATGCCCCACCGCCCGATGTAAGACATTCCACATCCCATAGTTCTAGTGGAGCATCTAATACAGTTTCGCCACTATCTGCATAAGCAGCAAAGGCTGTTATCTTCCATAATTGAGCAGTAGCCCCATTCAGTGGGTCTCCATTATGTAAGAAGACTTTATTTATCGTGCCCATCCTAACCTCCCTGTAAGCGGACTTCTTTAATTATTCTCTGGCTGATATAACCTTCTAATTCTGTCCCATCAAGGTAAATATGAAAAACATTCGTGGTCAGTTGTCCTTTTGGTGTTACTGTTTCCCCTTTGTGAACTAAAGCTAGGCCTGTCTGAGCAACAATACCACCTGTCTGAAAGCTAGGTGGGCGACCTATAGCTCCTGGTAGGTATTCATAGGGGGCTGCGACAGCAAAGCCAACAGCAGCCATAGGGGCAACTAAGCCCATCATAGCGGCTGCCATTTCCTTAAGAGATGCTGTATGAGCATCTGCTGAAGCTGTGCTTGCATCTAATGCCCCTGTCCATTTGAAAGCCTCTTCTTTGGCATCTCTAAGAGCCACTGTTTCCCGAAGAAGTTGCTCTCTCAGCATTTCAAGGCGATATATGGCTGCATCATAACCCATACTCGTCTTGTCCATAGTTTCTATCCACTCTTCTTGCCTCTTTATTGCTTCCTGTGTTGATATGGTAAATTCCTCTTCCGCTTCCTTTAGTAGATATAAACCTGTAACAAGCATGCCAATTCCAATCAAGAAAAGACCAAGCGGTGTCGTTAGGAAAAATAAAGTAGCTGTGCGGAGTGCAATCATCGCTGCTGTGGCAGCGTGTATCGCTTTAGTAAATAGGCTGAAGCCAACCAAAAGTGCACCACCAGCAACAAGGAGACCACCTAATTTCATAAGCCCTTTTATCAGCTTGGGGTTTTCCTCTATCCAAGCCGTTATCTTTTGAATAAGCGGGACAAGTTGTTCCTCTAAAAGTTCGGTAAGTATAGGGGCTAATACTTCACCTATTGTTATCTTAACGCCACTTATGGATTCATCCAGCCGTGTCATTGCATCGGTAAATTCCGCTGCCTTATCTGCTGCCTCTTGGTCAAAGACAATGCCTAATTTATGTGCTTCCTTTCGGAGTTCAGCCATACCATCAGCACCCGCAGCAAATAAAGGTAAGAGTTGAGTTCCTGCCCTACCGAATATATCCTGTGCCGTTGCTGCTCTCATCGTGGGGTCTTCAAGTCCAGCAATCGCCATAGCAATTTTATCAAACTGTTCTTCAGGTTTTAATCCTATCAAGTCTTCGGCTGCTAAACCTATGCGGTCAAATGACCTTATATAAGTAGCCATTCCCTCAGAGGCATCAATAATAGTCTTAGACATCCTCTTGACACCCTTTTCAAGAGTCTCAAGGCTTGCCCCTGATATATCGGCAGCGTGCCTTAATTCAGATAGAGCCTCAGTGGAGAAACCAGTCCTCAATGCCATCTTCTGGACTTCATCACCCATCTTAGCAAAGGTCTTGACACTCAGTGCCCCAGCAGCTAAGATGGCACCACCCACAGCCATCATACCAATGCCGATGGCTTTCTGGTGCTTCTTAATAGATGCACCGATGCCTTTCATACCCTTATCAAGGTCTTTTGTGTCTACTCCGACCTTTAATACGGCATCTCCTATGCTAATTGCCATGCTTCACCTTTATCCCCATTTTTGCCAATAGCTCCTTATCGCTTACAACCTTATCCCCTGGTTTTTTACTTTGCATAGCATCAAGCTCTCTCTTCTTCCGCTCTGTTAATTTCTCACACATTAAAGTAAAGAGTTCGTCAGTCCAATTATTAGATATATAGTCTGGTGTTATATGCCATTCCACCATTAAGAGTTCAAAGATTCCTCCGATTGAGATTTCCTCTCCTCCTTGAACAGCCTCGTTATCACCTCTGGGGAGCTTTGGGCTAAAGGGAATGCCACAGCGATTACCTCCTTAAAGGCATCTGCCAGTTCTTTATCAGTGGCTTTACTCTCTATCTCTTCCCTATTCAAGTCTTTAGCATAATCAAAAAAGAAGTCTACCACTTGGTCGGGCATAGTCACCAACATAGTAGTCAATACCTGCTCAAAGTCCTCCAGTGTGTCTGTAGTAACCTTGACAAGCTCAGGTATAGGGGCTATCAGTTTAATAACCTTTGCCCTCCATTCCCTTGATTCTCGGATAACCAGGGGCTTAACCTCGTATTCCTCTCCCCCTAGAATGACCCTTATCCCAGCCTGAACGATTTTCTCCTCTTCAGTTCTAGCCATTTTTAACTCCTTTCAATTAGATTTATACATCGGTTATAGAGCAAACATCTTCTGCCGCATCGCCCTTGTAGGCAAGGAAACTCATTGGGACAATAGTCTTTTCACCTTTCTTGTAAGACATCCCTACAGCCCCTATAGGGTGAGCATAGAGAACATCAATAGTGCGACTAGTGCCACCCCCAACCGGGGGAATCCCATCTATTCTTAGTGAGCATGTTTGCAAAACTCCACCACCCACTGCTGCACCGATTAAGATAGGGCTTGCATGTCCATCTGCGCCAGCTATAGCGTAGCCAATATTGGCGATGGATGATTCGGCACAATTGCAGGTGATTGTGATGGTCTCTTTGGTGATAGCTCGGTTGATAGGGAATGTTTCCTCTTCCGTTTCTATGTCGGCAACATCTGCAGTATATTCAATAGTCACGCCATCTTCGGTATAACCCACCGCTGTAGCTGCAGCTACCCCCGCTACTCCTATTTTTAGTACCGCCACCCCTGTTAATACATTTCCGATTACATTAGCCATTTCTACCTCCTATTTATGCTATATTATCCACTATCGTGCAGGCATCCGTAAGACCTTTCAGGGCTTGGAATGTTACGGGAACTATTGTCTTTTCACCCTTCTTGTAGCTCATACCAACCGCACCTGTAGTAGTTGCCAATGGGACAAAGATTTCACGATTAAAACCTAATGGGGTAACTCCTTTTATCTTGAGATTCATTGTCTTATTTACACCATCATCAAGCGTTAAGACGGTGCCAGCCACCACAGCACCAGCCATCGCATTATTTATATTAGCCAGTGAGCTTTCCGCCATATTGCAGGTTATAGCCAGGGTTTCCTTTGTTATTGCCCGTTGTATGGGAAAGGTCTCTTCCTCAACCTCAATATCAGCAGTGTCAGCAGTATATTCAAAGACCACACCATCCTCGGTATATCCTACCTCAGTGAATGGGCTACCCAATGACATGCCTGGTGCGCTTCCGCCAGGTTCTATCGTATAGTCGGCATTGTTGATTTTTACTGTATCAATATACTGAGTCCTTTCGGGTGATGCTTCCCACAGCTCAATTCGGACTCTTTTAAGCACCCAGTTAGCCATAGTATCAGCAAGATGAGTAGTGTTAATTTCGGCATAAACATCACTCCAGTCATTCCCCAAGTCCCAGTCAGAGAATCCTGAGCCATCTTCTTTCCAGCCACCAAACCCGACTTTATCAGCATTAGCTGCTGTCTGTTGCACCCAACCTGCGTGCTACCCGCATTTCCAGTCCCCCCTTTATAGAGTTTTACTGAATGAGTGCCAGCCCCCTGATGTTGGTCAGTTGACCACTCTGCGATGGCATCATTGGGTTGCCTGACCCCTAAAGTTGCCACTCCTACTAAAACATTTGCTATTGTTAAAGCCATTTTTATACCTCCTGTCTATTTATTCAGCCCGTATCATCACACTAAAGAATGTTAGAACTCTATACATTCCAATAATATCTACATCAGCTAAATCCTGTCCCTGCACCTCCTCAATAGCTGATAAAATCCTATAAGTATTGACCCCCACTGTAACTGCCTGCTCCTGTATTCCCTGTAAGGCATCATAGAGAACACGATATACATCTCTAGCTCCTCTTTGCCCAACCAAGCCGACCTCATCCTTTGCCCAGCAGTCAAACTGGACTGATGGGGTAACTATCCCTGGAATATATGGGGTTGAAACACCCCCTCTTGTAAGAAAGCTAATTGCCGGTAAGGTAGTGTTCTCAGGCAATCTAGGGCAATATATTCTAGGTGAGGCAGGAGCAAAGAAGGCTATAATCCCCGCATCATTTACCAGATATGTCCATATAATCCTAGTGGTATCTGCTAAACTCATCCTAGATACACCTTTATATTCTTGGGCAAATTCTTAATGTTCTTATCTAAAGCTGGTTTGAAGTAAGGGAAAGCTGGCATATTTACCGTCCCTGTTTCAAGGTATCCCCCATAACCACTTGTGGAATATACAGAGCCTTCCAACTCTTTAGCCTCAAACATTATTGACCTAGCATTATTGCCCGTCTGTGTTTTCCACGGGTGTTCTTTTATAACCATATTGGCAATATCGGTTATCACATCTTTCAGTCCTTGCCCAGATGCCTTCTCAACCTTGTCGGTAGCCTCTTTTGTTTTAAGATTGGTTATAACCTTTATTTTTAATTGTGGCATCACTACCTCACAGTTCGTAACCAACATTCTTTATGATGACTAACTGCACTATCCTGCATATTAGAGACTAATAAAATCTCATATCTTATCCACGTTGCCGTAGCTACATCATACACATCAACCCTGTTCCGCTCGGTGATAACTATATCCCCCAAGAATAGTTTATAATCAGCTACAATGACCTCAGCTCCTACCATTACTTCTCTTCCACTACTAGCCATCAAGCGACAATCAATCTCTATCTGTCCCGCTACTTGTGTCCAGACAGGGATTATACCCCCATAACCATCTGTGGCAACCCCAGTATCCTCAAGGACGGTGCAACTATTTATCAATAAGGTATCATAAGCCATTAGTCGTCCTCTTCCCCAATCAAGTCCATTTCAGCCCAAGTTAAATAAGGCGTTGTCGCATCCTTTTCCCTTAACTCCTTCTGTAATTTGTTCATATTAGCAATTATCTTCTGCGTGTAGGCATAGTCTCCTATCTTTTCACTATCGGGAGCTGCGGCATATTTAGCCATCCACGCTGCCAGTGCATCAGCAGCAGCTAGATTGATGTTATTTGCATTAGCAGTTAGGAAATATGTTATCTCCTTATCGGTGAATACGGCATCAGTCGCTGGGGTCACATCAGTATCACCGATTATCAGACGAACCTTACTTACATCATCACCTACGTTAGGGTCATAAGTAGCTGTCACGGAAACCTCCTTATTATCCAGCGGTATAGAGGCATACGGGATATATTTAGTCTCTTAATTGGTATTCTGGAAATCTGTTGCCTAGCATAAGTTCTTAGCCTAAGAATACCAAACATTGAGTCAGTTATAGTTACTACATCAGACTTAACGATAGAAAATGCCTTCTTTATTACATCAGCGATAGTAACTGTTTCTCTTTTAACTAACCCCATTGATTTGCTTAAAACATCAGTGATTGTAACTGTATCGGCTTTCCTTAACCCCATTCCTTTAATCAGAGCATCAGCTATAGTGATAGAATCATCAAAGGGTAAGCCGAACTTCTTAGAGATTGCATCAGCTATGGCTATCGTATCGGTTTTAGCAATGCCGATGCCTTTAACTAGAGAATCGGATATTGCGATAGAATCGGCTTTACCCAATCCAACAGCCTTAATCAAGGCATCTGCAATAGTTACCGTATCTGCTATGGAGAGGTAAAACTCCACCACATCTGCTATAGAGTCGGAAATTGCAACATTATCAGCCTTCACTAATCCTATTGCCATCTCTATAACATCTGCTATTGCGACAGAATCGGCAAGGCTTCTCTCATATGTTACCGCCCTCGCAAATGTGTCTGCGAGAGCTATGCTATCCGCCTTATTTAATCCCACCTCTTTTGAGATAGCGTCAGCTATAGCAATAGAATCGCTATGCGGTTGACCTACCCCTTTTGAGATAGCATCGGCAATAGTTTCTGTATCAGAAAAAGCCCTTTCAAATGTTGATACCAATGAAGGACTATCAGCAATGGCAACACTATCAGATTGAGCCTGACCGACTGCTTTAGAGACGGCATCCGCTACCCCCACAGAATCAGCCTGCGGTTGCCCTACCCCTTTTGAGATGGCATCAGCTATTCCTAGACTATCTGAATGCGGTTGTCCGACAGACTTCATGATGGTATCGGCTATTGTAACTGTATCGGATAATGCTTTTTCGTGGTCAATGCCTGCTACTGTATAATGTATCCTTATAGAAACACAATCAACATAAGCGTGGCAGGATGTTGAATCACGGGTGTTGTATGCCGAGATGTCTATACCAAAATCTTCACTTACAATATCAGTATCAGCTAATTCAGCGTTCCAAGTATCCGTCGCCCCCCCATAAGTTACTTCCTCATCTGGGGGGGTAAGAGTGTGGTCCCTCCAGATTGAAGCTGATGCCTTGTTATCCCCTATCTGCCCGGCTGTTTTGCGAAGATATAAAGCACTATCGTTAATAAACACCTCATCAACAGGCTTTTCGGCACTACGCTCCATCTTCATCTCAATACCATCTATAGTAGCCCCTTCAGGTATATCCTCAGAGGTAAAACCAAAGTTAGTAAGTCGTAGCCAATCACTATAATCTTCCTTATCAACATCGCAGTCTGCCCAGGCATCATCGCTTGCCTTAGCATTATCTGGGTTTTGCCAAGAGTTTTTACCATCTCGGTCAACATTTGCTGCTGTGCCTGGGAACTTCCAATCTGTTACTTCAGACATCTGACCTTCTGCTTCCTCACCTATACCATAAAGACTTATTGCATAATCAGCTAATAATGTGTAAGTTGTTTCATCATTCGGGTCTATGTTTTGACCATCTGCGAACCAAGCTCCATCCCCTCCAGTTGAGTCTCGTTCTATTCTACCCGCAGTAGCATATAACCCAATATAATCGCCTACTTCAACAGCTATTGAAAGCCCGCCAAATGTTTGCTCTGAGCCAGCAACTACATTACCGATAGCTACACTATCCCGACATTTTAGTGTATCGCCATTTGTAGTAAAAAATGTTCCAACAATACAATTTGCTAACTCAAGCGATGCCCAAATTTTAACAGTATCAATTGTGCCATTAGCATTAGCAGGGTTAGTTTTGGAGACATACGTCCTATCGGCAATAGTTGACCAACTTGAACGGTCTATTGCGAGTGCACCAATATCAATAGCCACTTAATCTCCCTTAAAGGTCTTCAACCTTCTCCCTCTTTACAATACCATTAGCCAGCTCAGCTTCAGCAGTGGGTAGCTTCCCCCTGAACTTAACCTCAAGCAGTTTGTCTTCTTCGTCTGTAAGCCAAGCCAATCTAAGGTAAAGACTAAATGCCATCATCGGGTCTTTGATATGAGCAATCATAGCTTTCCGAAGTTTAACATCGTTTTCCCTACCCAAGACAACTAGATACCAAGTAGCCCAGCTTTGGTCTGGGGTTTCATCAACCATATCTTTAATTGTCTTGCCAGCATATTGCTCATAGAAATCCTTAGCTTCACCGCAAATATTTAGTCGCCTAAGAATAACCAAAAGCTCATCGGCTGAGGTTTCTGGTTTATATTTGTTGCTAATCTCAGACATTTAATCTCCTATAAACTATTACCAATTAACTTGCCCCAAATGAAACTGTCCAAGTAATTTCTAGTGTATCGGCTGCACCTTTGTTGATAACAGCAAAACTGGCAACTGTCATCATTGAGGTGTTGTCTGAAGTCAAGAATATGCCAGCTTCTGTAATAGCACCTGTGCCGTCAGCAGCAGCCCAGTCTCCGATATAAACCAAATCATTGTCAACTACCCCCGCACCTTGGGTAGTAGAAGTTAGGGCATTGATGTCAAGTTGGTTAGCCAGTCCAACATCCCCCGAACCTTGTCCAGTCCCCGTGCCAACTGCCATAAAGCCAATCTGTCCATCAGTGGGGACATCAGCTAACTGGTCGGCTACTTGGGCATCCATAAGCTCGGTGATGGTGTTGTGGATAACACGCTCTTCCTTCAATTCACCATCGAAGCCGAATAGCTTTATATGACACGTCCCCTTGATTCCCATCTTACTATGAAGTCCTTGACTTTTTTCCCGATACATTTCTAACCCCCTGTGTTACTTTCCGCTCCCTTGGCTTCCGTTCGTCCTTCACTTTGCCATCAGCACCACGTAAGACGATATGAACCTTATCTTTGATTCCAATTTGTTCTTTTATTTCTGCCATAATTCACTCCTTAATGCGGATGATGTCTAAAATGAACTGTGCAAGTATCGGCTACAGCCGTCTCAGTTTTCATCCTATAATAGATTAATTGCCCTGCTGGAAACTCAGGAGCCCAAAATCTATCCTGTATATGGGCTGCTTGAAACTTACCAGCCCCAGCAAACCGCCCTGATGTTATTGGATTCTTAGCAGCTCCCCATGCTATCTCAAACATATAAATAGCGTTATTATCGCTGATTGTCTCAATCAATATAGATGTGATGTGCCCTGGAACCGTAGCGAATGAAGCCGACAATAAAGTAGCTGCACTATCTTGAATTTGAGCCCACGCACTCCAAGTATGAGCATTGGCATGAGCTGTAAAGGTGCAAGTTAAATTAGTATCCGATGGGAATATGCTAGTTATATGCTGGACAGCATCATCAACATCGTGAATTCTTCCTGTTTTATCTATCATGACCTAAACCATTCCACTTCTTTTTCCCATATCTGTTGCCATTCAATTTCTGTTAATGCTCTTTCAAACCACCATCTAGGTCTCCACAATCCGCCTTTATAGTGATTGTCATTTAAGGGATTGCGTCCAATATTAAGATTTACGGCACAGGAGTCGGGGTCTAACAAGCCACCATCACATATCGTAGTAAGGGCATTAAAGTTGCCCTCCACATCACCACGATAGAATATTGCATTCTGAGTAGCCTGAAGCCGACTGAAGCCCATAAAATACCAATTGCCATAAGCCCATCCATGAGAATAAGCAGATGTGCGAAGATTAGGAGCTAGGCTCAAATGATGATGACGCATTTGAAGTGTCAAGGTCGTATAATGATACATTTCCCATCCAGTATTATCTAATAGAAAACGGCTCATCAAGGTTTTGTCATCATCTCCACCACTATCAATCCGAAACCATCCCCCAACGCTGTAGTCCGTATTGGTGAAGTCTAAGAGTGTAGTATCTGCTGCGGAAGCCCACAGATAATCAGTAGCCCCATTGAGAGTAAGAAAAGGCAAATTTGAATCAAGAATTGACCACACGCCAGGTGCACCCACTATTGTAACTAAAGGATGCGTCCTTGCTATGCTGTGAGTAATAGCCCCAGTGCCTTCCCGAAATGGAAGGTCTAATGCCATATTTCTGTTTATAGCTAAAGCATCATAATGCACACTCATTTTTGCACCTCACCTAGATTCCTTTTTATTTTCTATATACCCTTTAAGTGCTTTCTCTACATTAGGTCTTTGGGTAAAAGCTAACCTAGATATATTTTTTAACTCCGATGCTGAAAGCCCTGAGACTGCTTCCGATGTTATCATACGCCTTAAAAATTCCTTGCTCATTTCTTGAGGCATAGCTTTAAGAGTAGCAACCATATCCAAGTTCTCGTAGGCTAAATTCTCCTCTACACAATAACTTTCTAACCAAAGCCAAATAGGGTCATCCTTATCTAGCTCCCAAGTTGTACTCATTATGGAGCCTCCTCGTAAAATACTTCCCAGTCATAAGCCCGATGTGTTCCAATCGCTGTATTCTGAAGCGTTATCGCAACACCATATCTGTTAGGTTCTAAATCTACATTGATTAACTCAGGACTAACTACCCCTGCATAGGTTACTGTATCCTGTAGGACAAGAGCACCGCCTGGGACTATCTGATAGTAAGTTCTTAAAACTATAGTCTCAGTAGCCGTCTGATTTGTCATATCTATCTTGAAGCATACTGGTCTAAAAACACCTGCTGGAGCTGCATTGATATAGACATCCTGTTCAGCAGCAGTGGTTGTGATTTGACCGCTTGTCTCGGTAAGTATAGCCTCACTATCGGTGACTTCCCTAATAGCTCCCGTGTCTTCCAGAATTGCATCACAGAGTGCATCAATGATAACGATTAAGGATAACAAATAGGTATCATCATAAGGATTGTGTATCATACTTGCCACTCTCCTTCGCTTATAGTAATACTGCCGTCCTCACCTACATTGCAGATAGCTGAAAAGGCACCTAGATATAGGTTCTGAGTGTCCATAGTGTAAGAACCGCCATTGGGGTTTAATCTAATCCCTGAGCCAACCACAGCAGTATCGCCCCTAGCAAGATAAACAACCACGTCTAAATCGTTGACAATCTCTATGTCTGCTCTTTGCTCATTAGCTACAACAACAATGACACTGGCATCTGTCACTCCTGCCGTAGCATTATTAGTTCTTAGTATTGGGTGTATTCTTGGGTCAGGCATCTTTCCCTCCCTCTGGCGGATACTCGCCGTAAATCTCCCAGTATAAAATCCACTTATGGTTATAGATGCACTCTTCAACCAAGCATTTGTTACCAGACCGATGAGTACAATCTACTAATTTGCAAAATTTAGAATTATAAGGTTCCCTGTCTTTTGGCATGATTCTCCTATTTAAACATTACAGTGAAATCACCTACTAGATTAGTGAACACCATATGTATCCCGACATCCATTTCGCAATCATAAATAAAGGGCATTGGTTGACAGGAAACATGGATGAGATTCGTGAGATTAAGTGTTCCGATTAGGGTTCCAGTGGCATCTATGCCATCATAGATAGCACAAGTGCCCACTACGGTCATCCCATTAAATATTATTGAATGCAACACGCAAGCACCCGTATGCACCGTTCCCGTACCCGTTACATTTAATTTATCCCAGGGATAATCTATTGCTGGATTTCCCATATTAACCTCCTTACAGTCTAGCCGAAAGGGGGAAAGGAGCAACCCCCTCCCGACTAGCAAGTTTAGTATCGTTTATTCTCCTTTTACGTTATTGCGCCATCTCCGCCTAGATAAGTGGCTCTCCAGTCAAGAGTAGTTCCACCAAAGACATGCCTTACTCTGTAAAGCACATTATCGGTAGCAAAATCGCCACTCATCGGCCCAATTGCTCCGCCACCAACAGTTACCTTGTCGCTTGCCTTCATGCAAATCTCTGGTCGCTCATGTCCTCTGAGATGAGCAAACTCAAGAGCTGCAATATCCTTCGGGTCAGCGAATAGATACCACTGGGATAACCTAGCCGCAGCATTGGTGCCGTATATCGCCAGATATGGGTCAACTATTAGAGTCAATCCATATTGAGCTATCGTGTTGGTCATCGGGTATGCTGTCGCAGCAGCAGGGTCTGTATCTGATAGCCACATCTTGTTGGCTGAAGTCAGGATTTGGCGAGCCGTCATTTCAAGACCTGGAGGTACAACAAGATATTTAGCCCTATTCTGTATTGGCTGATTATTAGCATCCAGGACGGACGCCATATACTCCACCCCTGTCTCAAGACTGGCGATGGACAAAGCAGTTCCTACAGCGTTGTTTGGGGCAGCAACCCTCTTATAGAGGGTGGTATTCCCAGCATAGGTAGAAGTGACTAAATCGTGTTCAGTCCTTACCGCAGCCCTAGCAAACCTCTCTGGCGTATCCTTCAAAGCTCCCAAGTCATCGTTGATTAGAGTTTCCCAAGAGATGTCAAACTGTTGACCATATTTCAAGACTGACAAATCGTAGTAATCTTCAGTCCTGTCAGTTGCCAGATATTCTCCCTTCTCGGGAACCCTGGGAAGTACGCTATCTCCGCCAGCAATAGCAAAGCGTCTTGATGTCTTGAAGTCTCTTACAGTAGACATCTTGACAATAGCTTTCCAAACAGGGTCAACAGCTTTATAGGATGCGAGAACCTGTCTATCCAAGACATCGCCAAACAGATGAGGGAAGTCAGAAGTTGTCATTGCTTCCCTGAGTAGATATTCGTGTTTATGGGCTGGAAGGTTATTTGCGTTACTGAGCAGGTCAATAGTCTCCTTTAGTTTCAGCTCATATCCCTCACCACGATTTACATCATTGAGGGCAACATAACCCTTCCAATCCTCCATTAACTTCATCAGTTCCATTAGGATTATCCTCCTGTGTTTATTTTTTTACCATCTTGATAAACTTCAATAAAGCCAACAAGATGCTTGGTTCAATCTCCAACTCTATAGTAGAGGGGATTTCAACCACATCAAGCACTATTTCAGTTTCCTTAGCCATCAATTCCCCATGCTCCGAAGCAAACTTCTCTAGTTTAGGATTCGGCACCATATTAACGTTACCAGCCTTATCCTTTATTTCATTACCGTCTGCGTCAGTTTCAACAATCAGAGCTGGCGGCGGTATGAGCTGCATCGGATTTTGGGGATTAGGCACGCCATAGGTTTGAAACAATCCCTGACGGACTTTATCAATGACTCCTAATTGGTCATTGAGTTTAGCCGCCAGTGTTGCCAACCCATAGCTAATTTCAAATGGTGGCTTGGAAGCCATCAATTTCTCTAGTGGTTCCCTTGCGTTAAAGATTTCTCCATTTGTTAGTTTCACCTTTTTACTCCTTTTTTAGTTTAGTTTAGGCAGCAGCTGCGTAGACTCTCACCCACTTGACGGAACCTCCATCAATATCGCACATAAGCGGGATACTACCGCGCCTGTGATAGTTGTAGATGCTGGTGCATAGACTCCATCATTTCTGGGTGAACAAACATTGACATTACTAGCATCAAGTTTAGCTGTGCCAACAACGTTTACCCAAGTGGAGGAGGCAACTGAGCAAACAGTAGCTTCGCCAGTCACGGTGAGGTCAATTTCAACCATTCCAACGCCGTCACCCAATGTAGGAGTTGCCATAGTTCCGTGGTAACTTGCTATTCTAGCGTCGTTTCCAAGGGTAGTATTGACTAAGGACATCCTGGCTATATCGGTATCATAGAGCCAATAGGACGCTACTCCTATGCCGAATATCTGGACGCTGTTAACGTGGTGGGTTGCATTACCGATTAGGATAGAACCAGTGTCATCAGTCAGGGGTAGGATTTCAAGGTTGGTTCCATCCCACTCTACGCTCACATCTCTGTCATCACCAAAGTAGAGCATCTCGTCATCAAGCAACCAGTGTGCTCTCGGGTCCCAGTGAACCTTGACAGCGATGACACCAAATGCGTTTGCAGCGATAAAGCCCAGAGCATAGCCGAATGGAATCTGGATTGCGTTGTTCCTTATCTTGCTGATAACAGCATTCCCCACACCATCGTGAGAAGAGTCATCAGTACCAGCAGAATCATCGCTGATAAATAGCGCATCGCCTGGGTTGACATCCACACCACCATTATCATCAAAGGCATTGACATTAAGATTAAAGATGCCTTCAGTATCAATGGCAATCAGGTCAGTCAGAGCCGCAGCATCGTTCAAGGCTACACCCACTGCCAGCCCATAGGCAGTATGAGGAGTAGCACCAAGAGCACGGGCGATAATGACGGGGTCGCCTTTGTTTACAAAGGCATCAGCAGCATGTAGAGGATGCATTAACTCATCTTCTACCATTGTTAGATGCCTTCCCTCATAAGTAGAAGACACCTCGGTTCCATTTTCTAAATCCGCAGTATAAACTCCTGCAGTTGTAGGCATTGTTTTACCTCCTAGTTATTTTTTACTTAACGCCCAGAAACGGCAGTCTCTATCTGTTCGTCCGTCCATTCTGGGTGTAGTTTCTTGAAAGACTCTTTTAAGGCTTCCCTATCCTTCTCGGCATTAGGTTGTGAGCCTCCAAAGCCCTTCACTTTGCCTGCTTCAGATAATTTAGCAATATAATCCACTTCAGACTGTATCGCTTCTACTATTCCATCAGCAGACTCAGCGTCCTTGAACCTCTCAATAAGACGTTCTTTGGCAGCATCGGGTAGCTCGGCTTTGTCTACAGCCTCTTTTATGGTGGCTTGTGCTTCAGCTTTTGCCTGTGCCTTCTCCGCCTCAGTTATCTTGGTTTTGAGGTCATCACGCTCCGTGGTCAAATCGGTAATCTGACCCTCCAGTTCCGTTACTCTCTCTTCCAATTCCATCTTGTGCTTTACCTCCTGTTGTATTTCGTCCCTAACTTTAGCTTCTACAGCCTTGATTAAGTCAGGACGCTTCTCCTTTAGGGTCGCTAGTTCTATCAGGTCAATGTCCTGGCATCTGTCAGCTTCGTAGAGTGTAACAACACCACCGGCACCGGGTTCGGTTACAAAATCAACCGACCTGCAAGCGACAAGTTTCTCTATCACCAATGTCTCCTTACCATCTACCATAGCTTTAGAAGCACTCCCTACTGCATTGATTGAAATGCCCATCTCTGATAGCATCTCCTTATCTCGCAGTGAAGCTAACTTCTGCATCAGCCAGGGCTCAACGATTTCAGCGACACCGGTAACAGTTCCCTTCTCATCGCAAGTTACCTCGGTTAATGTAGCCACCCAGTCCCTTATTGACCTCTCAGGACGTGCTTTCTCTTCTTCATCTGTCGGGTGGTCGGCATACATCTTCATATTTTCAAATATGCCATAATCCCTCTTCAAAACTTCTTCAGGATAATATCTATCTTCAGTAGCATTAAAGCCAGCCTTAATAACGACTACAGTAGCCCGACCTTTATCAAACTTGGCCTCAGTAAGAGGCGTATAACCCTTAATTAGTTCTCTAGTCTCTTTCTCCTTCACCCATCTCGGTATATCTTCTTCTTCAACATCTAATTTCCTATATTCAGCCCGTATCTTCCTTTTAACAGCAGCCAATTCAGCGGGGGGTATAGTCGCTTTACGCCCCCTTAGCCCTCCAGGGCTAAGAGCTGCGGCTATTCTGCCTAGTTGAGCCTTGGTTACTTTCTTATCAAGGTCTTCCCACATCCTGAGTTGCCATGTGCCAGGTCTATGCGAGTTGGGGGCATAAGCAAACGCTGCCATAGGATAATCACTTCCCTCTTCAGCCTTCACCGCTGGTTGCTCTTTGAGCCAAGTTAAGACTGACTTAGCCTCTTTCAGGGTCTCCTTAGCCTTCTTCTCTTCTGGCTCATTCTCGTCTGACGCTCATTGTCAAATACCTCTTCAATGGTCAGCTTCTTAGGTATAGGTGATTCAATCCCTAACCCGTATTCTGAAATTAAAGCTGACTGGAGTAGATTTCTTTTGTTTTTATCACTTAGCATAATAGCCTCCTTGGTTGCTGCCTCAAAAGCACCATCATTCTCCTTACAATGGGTGCGAGCCCTTCCCTCTGTCCAGATTTCCTTATCATAGCGATAAGCCTGTGTAGCCGTAGTAGTCTGCCCTTTAGGTCTACCAATAATAATTGTTAGCTTCTCGCTACCTTCACCCCTATCAATCCGCCTGAAACTCTCATCCTGAAACTCTCCAGGGTCTCTAATTCTACAAGCATGTTCATTAGGATATGGCATAAACACCTCCTAAAATAAAAAGAGCCGACAAGCTTTCGCCTATCGGTTCTTCCGTTTTCGGCTATTCTATTTAATTGTTAATCTAATTTAATCCAGTTTAACTGTCCTCTCTATAGTTATCAGGGTCGGCTTGCCTGCTCGCACCTGCACTTTAATTATACCATACTCAAGAAACTTTAGCCAATTAACCTTCTCCAGTTCCTTCCTGAGCTCTGTATCTTTATCTATCATCTCTTTAATCTGCTTGGTGCTAATGTGCATCTACAGTCGGGATGTTGAGGTGGAGCCATCACCCCACCGCTGAACTCTTGATTCACCGGTATCACCCCCTCTGCTTCATTGCCCAAGCATTCATCACTGACTAAATCATCACCAGCAGTTACCCACTCTTTCCCTTCAATTCCCATATCCTCCATTCTATCTAAAGACGCTTGGGAGAGAGCATTAGTAGTCTCAGTTCGGGCTATTAACTGACTTCTATATCGGCTCATATCTCCAAATTCAGTTTTAATATCCCTAGCCAATCCAGGAATGCCTCTCTTAGTCTCTATCCCTTGACTAATAGTGTGAGCCAATCTTCTTTTAGTTTCTTCGTCCATTTGAGTAACTAATCTAGCACCTTGCTTCTCTGCCCAGTCTATTGCCTGCGAAATTGGCGGTCCCTCATAGGCTATCGGCACACCAGCCTTAGTCTGACCCCAAGTTATCATCTCAGCACTACCAGAAAAGTAAATCTCAGCTACTTGACCACTTATATCAGCCTGAAGTTTATCATCAAAGGTAGCCAGCAAGGGGTCTAATATACCTCTAGTTTCAGACCCTAAACTCTCCTTGACATACCTATTATAAATACCCGACAATTTCCCATAAGGAAAGGCATCTTCAAGCTTGTTGAAATACTTAACGAGTTCTCTTTGTAGTGCCTTTTCCCTTCTTTTGTTTGCGGGTGCGTTGGGGTTTGCTGGTATCCTCGCTTCTAGTAATGTTATCAGGCTGTCCAGTTCTGCTACTACTGTCACTTTCTATCTCCACTTCACTTGCCGTCATTGCGACTTCCCCCACTATCTCCTTTCTCTTCTCCATCCCCTTCTCACAGTCACAGAACGCCATAATCAGTCCGTGTTCAAACTCTACAAATCCCCTATCTTGACACTTTTCACATTCCATTATTTACTCCTTTCTACCCAGTATTCTTGTCACCATATTTATGCGCTCTTTATCGCTGAACATATGGCCTCTTGTGGTATATATCTTTTGAAGGTGGTCGGTTATGTAATTCTCTGTTTCTTTATTTATTGGCAAGCAGGCATCTCTAGTCCAAAGATATATCAACGCTTCCAAAAACATTACTTACTCCTTTTTGCTTAGACTCTCCCTGAGCCATTTTAAGTCTCTGGCTAATGCAATCTCAGGATTTGCTTTAACTACTTCTGCTATCTGCTCAAGGGCTTCAGCAGGGTCGTTTACCCCCAGCGTCATCAAGGCTATCTGCTTGACATCCTCAGAGTCGCCAAGCGCCGGTAAGACCTGAAGTATCTGAACTAGAGCAGTCGCAGCCTGTGCTATATCAGCAGGGGCGATAGCGGGGAAGTCCATATCCACATACCACTTATCATCTGGCACATTATTATGTTCAAGAACTATATCGTTTATGTCTTTATAAGCGTCAGCCCATATTGCCTGATAGGACTGAAACATCTTCATCATCGGGAGTTCAACTGTCTTGGCTGTAGCCAGATTACCTGTTGATATATCACCAAAGTATTGCTCTGGTATCCCAACCGCAGCACAAACCTGATATTTAATCATCTTGCCATCTTGATAGGCAGCCGAAGCCCCAGATTCTGTTTTAATGGGTGTGGTATCTACTCCTAAGTTCTCCACTTCGTGAGAACCAGCAGGTATATCCTTTCCGTGAGTTTTAGCCTTAATAGCATCTACTTGTGCTTGACCGCCTTTTACCTTTGACCTCCAAGCAAACTTTGCCAGAGCTAACATAACCGCTATACGGCTACCTAAGAACTTCGTATAATACTTCATCCAAAGCAGAGCAGGTAATAATAGGGGATTGCCCCTTTGAGTAATTGTATTGTATGTCAGATGATAGACTAAAGCATCTTGGGTCTTTGTGACGCTTGTTCCGAGTGAGTCCGTTGTGGCTTTATCCTTGACATTGGTTGTGCTCCGATATATAGCCTTGTGAGGCGTGCCTGCAGTATCCGACCATTCCCTGCGATAGTATCTTACATCCTCTTTGTCATCCGGGTCAGTGATTATCTCTGTTATCTCTAGCGGGTCTATTGTCCTTATCTTGGTTTCCCCATTAGCACCTAAAAAGAGGGCAAAGAATATCTCCCCCTCTATTAAGAGTTTATCAGATGACTTACGCTGTCCTCTAGCTGATAACACGCCTTGATTGGCTTGGGCATCCCAGAATCCCTCTAATACCTCTTTAGTTTTCTCATCTTCCGTATCCCAAACCATACCAGTGCCAAAAGTATAGTCAGTCCATAATCTTATAGCCTGTTTCCCTAATGGGTCTTTGGTAGAATAAAGTCTAGAGAGCTGAAGGTTCGTTATCCTCTCTTGTGCCGTGATAACATCCCCCGTAGTGCCACTCAGGCTAATCCATCCCGCATCTTCTAGGGCTAAATCAGCTTCTACACTAGCAGTAGCTTCCCGCAATAAAATCCCCAATTCGTCTCTTGGTGCATTATCTCTTAATATCTTTGCTTGCTTTTCTATCATAATTCTCCTGTCAATGGCTCTACTGCTACATAGCCAGCCATATCTTCCAAGCATCGCCTATAACCATACCATCTCTTATAAGCTACCGAGTTTCCATCGTTTATATCCCATGCTTGTTGTGCCTTTAACTCGTAGGGATTCTCGGGTAACTCCCTATCTACCTTTATCACCACACCTTGAGAGTCCTCATATCCCATTATTTCCTTTGCCATTGCCCTAGTTAATCTCTTTGCAGCCCCACCTTCAAGTAGACCCTCCCATTCATTATTAGCCTGCAGGCCAGAGACGCTACGCCTAAAATCCCATATTCTCTGTGCTATCCCTTCCCTTATCTCTTCTTGCTTAGTCATAACTCAAGCTCCTTAATCTTTACAATATAATTATCTATACCATGAACACCCGCAACTTTAAGTTGATTTATCATATCCAATATTGCATTCATAGTTTCTTCATAATTACCACCGCCCAAAATAATATTATCTTGCATAATGTCTACTTTATGGGGATGGGCAAGTATCCTAAACTGCTCAAGCTCTTCCCTAGAGATATAGAAGCCATCCTTACTCCTGCAAAATACAGCTTTAAGCCTATCCATTACTTCTTGAGGGGGGTCTTCTCCTGGGAAATATACTTCATGCCCAACATATTCGCCCTCTTTGAGATAAGTTTCATTCATAGCTCCAGCTCCTTTACTGCTTCCATTGCATCATAGACTATTATGTTCTCTTCTTCTGTCGGCTCTGCTCTACCCATTATACCATATCTTCTGGCATCTATGCCATGCGAGAATGTGTGAGTGGTCTTATCAGTAAATTTGCCGTTCTTATCCTGTATATATCTGAAGTTTCTTTGTTCCTTGATACAGTTTGTAGAATTCTTAGTCCAGAACTGCTTATACTGCCTGACTTTTTGATGCCCGTATTCTACACTCCCTGGTCCCTTTGGTGCTCCCTTAATATTGAAGCCATATCTAAGTATCTCGTCTATTGACTTTGGCTCAGCAGAATCAGCAAATATCTCATCATAATTACGCTTAACTCCTAGCTCATCCATCCTATAAGCTATGGCATCGTTAGTTAATCCCGCTTCGTATATCAGTTCCTCGCTGTATAGCTCATCACCTCTTATAACACAACGGATTAGAGCAGTGGGATCGTTAGAGTAACCAAAGTCCAGTCCATAAAATACGTCACCCCCGGGCAATTCATCCACCTGCCCAAAGAAGGGATAGACAAGCCCCTCTACTTTACCCAGTTTCCCATAGATGTAAATATTGGCCCAATTAGGGTCTCGTTCTCCGGTAGCCAAGATATTACTGATTACTTCGGGGGGAAGCACATATTCGGCATCTTTATAGGTTGAATGGATATAGGCATTCTCAGGCTGTCCCATCCAGTTTGTATGTGCCCAGAATTCACTAACAGGATTCCAGTCAACGAAGGTAAACTTGGCGGTTCGTATATCTAGTCCCCTAGCCGTCTCCCAAGGTACATTATTACCCTCGTTTATGAAGAGAATATCACGCCTCGGTCCCCTTACTTTATCCGCCTCATCAGCCCCAAAGAATTCAATTACACCCCTACCAAAAGTATAGGTATGCTCGGTCTTGTTATACCGAGGACTGGCATCCTGGCTTTCCCCAAGTATCCTAAAGAAATCTCTTATTGCTCCCCTTTTAAGGTGCGGTAAGGATTCGCTAACAACCGAGATTAATAATGGCGATTTAGTATTCTGGGCTATAAGGATAAGAAGCTGTAAAATTGACCAGGTCTTACTTGAGTAAGTTCCCCCCTCGTTTAATGCCCGCCTCTTATCACCCAGCCAGGCCTTAGCATTCTCTTCATAAATTTTAGTTGTTGTTATTTTCACTATTTCATTATATCGTTAATGTTTATTTACAAAGATTTTAAAACTTTTTAATTTTGAACAGTTGGTACATTTTTGAGATTTTTTTTCTTAAAAATGAGCAAAATTCACTCGTAAAATGCCGTTTTTAAGGTCTTTTATTTTGCAAGCATTAAACCCCTCGCTAAATAATACGGTTTTTAGGACACTAGCCAAAAACCTGTGTTTTTCGGACAGGTGCCGAATTTCGCTGTTTTCTGACCCTTAGCCAAAAAACTCTGTTTTCTGGACGGCGGCCGAATAACGCTATTTTTTAGACCCGTGCCAAACTTTGATGTTTTTTAGACAGTGGCCTAAAAATGATGTTTTCCAGACCAGTGCCAAAATCCATTGTTTTTTTGGAGGTGGCCAAGAAATGCAATTTTTTTGACTGGTGCCAAATAATGCACTTTTTTTAATCAGTGCCAGGAAATGATGTTTTTCGGATGCCCGCCAAAAAACGGTGTTTTTTTAACCCTAGCCAAATCCCGTAGTTTTTTTGCCCCCTGCCAAAACTTACAGTTTTTTAGAGCCTAGCCAAAAAGCTAAGTTTTTTGGAGCCGTGCCAAGATTCGTAGTTTTTTAGCCCCCAGCCAAATTCGTTACTTTTTCTGGCAAATTTTAAAACTAAAATAAAGTACATCAAAAAGTGGCATTTTGAGACTAGAAAAGGGTCAAAATTAAATATTTTTTCCCTAAAATGTACCAGTTGCACAGAATTAAAATATATTATAATATTGCTAAGGCACAAGTTCCCAAAAGGGCAACCCCTATCAGTACCATGCCCAAGCCAATTAGTAAAAGTCCAAGCTTCTGAATATTACTCATTGTGTTTGCTCCCCTTAGTATTCGGGTATTACATTGCCATCAGCGTCTACACACTGTATAGAGGTCTTAGCAAATCCGCTGGTAGAAGTCCATTTGGGTTGCACGGATTTTGATTTCTGCGGTGGGAGAAGTAGGGCGTGTAACCTGATTCGCTTCATTCTCTCCCGATTCCTAGCCTTGCTCAATGGCATCTTCAGTCCTCTCACCCCTTGTAATCTGTTCAGTCAATCTCTTTGCTGTTTCACTGGAGACATTAATAACATAAATGGGTTTCTCGGTATCTCCCCCTATGGGGAGGGTAACTTTCCCCTCTGTCCTATCAAAGATTATATCTAATGCCCTCGTATCACCGGTTAAGGCTTTCCTTAATAATGCCTTAACCACTGCTTCCTTGAGCTTCTTATTATCCCCTTCGGGTATCTGGTCTAATAGTTCTCTCAATACAGCAGTTAGGCTCTTGCCCTTCTGCATACCCCCAGGATTGCCAGATTGCCCAGGCTTCCACTGGTGTTCTATAAATTCCTTGTTTTTACCTTGCCTTTGAGGATTTCCCATACTACTCCCAGTGTCCCCAACCGTTATCCCGCCTATGACCAGAATATAGGCATAGGCACTCCGCTATTTATAAGTATAACATATCTATTCAATTATCACTCTGTGGGGCTAATAGAGTTCGGTTAATCCTCAGTATGCGGCATCCCCTATGTGGTTCTGCCCCTCCGACTAACCGATAACTAGCATCACCTCATTCGCCCCACAGCCTTTGACCTGAACTGGAGTCCCCTCCACCTTTTAAGGCTTCACCCTGTGGTGTCTTCCACCCACTTACTCAGCCACCCTATTAGCTCAGGTTGAGCACCTTCCTGCTACTTCCATTATACCACATCACTGCTTTATCCGCAAGATTATTATTTAATTATAGATAGCCTAGCTCTCAATCATCTAATTGTTGCCCCTTTGAGTCCCCTGTAATGGTATAAGGCAATGTAAAACAGCGAGTATTTGAGAGAAAAGCAGAGAAAATAGGAGCGTTCAGTCTCACCCCCACCAAGTTATACGCCTGCGTTACTTACAGGCAACCGCTTACAATCCTTAAATAGACAACCGAAAATGCTTGACATTCAGTTTATATGTGGTAAAGTTAGGGTAGCAAAGAAGAAGGAAGGATAAAATGAAACACCAAGTATTAGCTGACACACTAGCAGAAAAACTTGGCAAACACCAATGGGATGTTATTCACGGGAAGGGCGGGTTCTGGATGAAAGGAGACCGATTTTATACTTTGCGAGAAGCCAGAAAAATCACTGGATTACCATCACCCACTAGACATTGCGACCGAATGGTAATGAAAGCGTGGGGAGATTATGCGACAATAGCTCAAATAAACGGCATTAAAGCATAGCTAATATATCAAGTTAGGGTAACAAGTGGAGGGATAAGGTGAGAATAGAAAACACTTCCCGGTATAGCACAAAGGAACTCCAGGCTACCCTCTCTCAAGTTTTGAAATCAGCTCCTCTTGGTAGGGCTAGGACTTGGTTGAAAGGTAAAGGTGGCTTGTATGTTATGGTAAATAATGCCAAGTATAGCCGAGTAAGAGGTAGGATATATCCCAATGCTGTAAATATCCACCGCAAAGGCAAGCTCATAGAGGTAAGAGGTTATATTAAACTGTATGTCTTTGCCCACACTACATTAAAGGATGTAGCCCATACCTTTGCCCACGAATTATCCCATTTCAAAGATTGGTATGACCACGACTTCCTATTCTCACGGGGCAAAATCCCCTATGGACAAGAGAAAAGAGCTAGGGCTTTTGCTGACAGGGTGGTTAAGCAGTAGCTAATTTATTATAGATGATTAGAGTTAGGGTAACAAAGGGGGGAAGGGATGAATTGGCAAAAGGTTTTATTTATGCAGGATATTGAACCTGATAATATCATTAAGTTTTCATTTCACGGACGCAATAAACACATTACTCACGCAAAGGTTTTGTCGGTTTCACCTGCCACTATAGTTTATATAACATCTGGAGCGGGCTCAATTGGGGAATTAAGGCCATGTCAACTCCAAACATTAAAGGTTTATAAATTCATAGGGTAGAACTTTAACAATTGAATACTGGGCAGGAGCAGATAGACTAAGCACGAAGGTCGGCATTGAAAGATATGTATGACGGTGCGATGCCTGCCCTGTTCAGTATTGAGAGGTTAAAGTAAATATAAAGGAGGAGGGGAATGAACAGAATGGATATTGAAAAGTGGGTAGCGTCTAATGCTATGGGTTTAATGTCAGAAATACCCCTAAGTCCAGATGAAGTAAGGCATATTTCAATGTGTATGGAGCATATCACCAAGTGGTATTATGAGGACTATCCTATTGGCGATTTTCTTACTGCTGTAGTCAGAAATGATTTTACGGAGGCTTGCTTCCACGCTGATGATATAAATAGAAAAGCATTTTATCTTTATGCCTTATTCCTAGCCAACAAGATACCAGCCGATTGGAGAATGAAGGCAATGGGGGTGAAGTATGAGACCTAATTGTAGTGGTTGTGTTTATGATTATTACGAACCTGATACTAACTGGGGAACTTGTAAGCATCCTGACTATAATGAGGAGTTACCCGATAAATGCCCAGGATACTACTCAAAAGAGGATGCGGAGGCAGATGCTAAATACAAAGACCGAGACAAATACTAGGTCATAGCTAACCCCTTCATAACAATAAAGGAGGCTGAAATGGAATATTGCAAAATTTGTGGAATACATCACGATGAAGATTGTCCCGAAGAAGCTGAGGGGGAATATACTAAAGGGGAATGGGAAATAATAGAGGCAAATAATGGAACTTTCTTTTTACGGGACAGCGTGGGGGTGGAAATCTGTGAATATATCAGGGGCAAAGCCAATGCCCACCTTATCGCCCAAGCTCCTAAAATGTATGAGGCTATTGAGGCTGCAATTGTAGAGATAGAGGACGGCAGCAGTAATCACGCACACTTAATATTGTGCAATGCACTGGCTAAGGTGAAGGGATGAGATACCCACGCCGGTATATGTTTAGTAGCTATCACCAATACACTGTAGCTCGTAGAATATGGAGAGTATGGAATAGGAGGCGAATAAAATGAAAGAGCTTCTAAAGGACATAATAACCTGCTCAACAAATATGAAGCAACCCGTATTTAAGTTGAGGAATGTGTCTACAATTAAGTGGTGGGAGTGGTTATTACTGAAATTTAAGAAAAAGAGGATTAGCTATGATAGGGGTATCAATGGATGGGCCATTGAATGGAAGCAGTTATTTGGGAAAATCTATGTGCTGAGATATTATCAAAGGCCACCAATGCACCCTAACTGTCGGTGTGTTGTGGAAATTGAGGAGGAATAAAATGATAACTCAATATCAAGAAGCATTAAAGGCACAGAGAGAGTCAAGAGAAGCAACTGAAAGGGGTGAGGTTTTTACTAACTGCACCTTCTGTAAAGCAGTAATCCATTATGAGAAGGGTAAGAAGTTCTTTGATTGCCCTGAGTGCCATCTAACTAATTATAGGGAGGGGAAATGAACGAGGAAGAGGGGAAGTTCCTGGATTGGCTAAAAACAGACCAGCCAAGAGTCGGCGACCACGAGTATCTTAAAATTCGTGAGGGATTGCTAAAAACTTGGACTTTAAGAGAGGCGTTCCTATCAGGAGCAAATAGTCAAAGACATATGACTGCAAATGTATTCAACATCAAATTAGAACTAAAGGCTCTTGAGGCAAGGCAAGCACTGGCTAAGGCTGGGGGTAAATAAGATGGAGAAATTAACCTTTGCTAAGTTGTTGGGACAGGCACGATACCTGAAACGCCTAATCCTTAATAAACAACAAAGGCGTCTATATCTTCGTGGCTTAATTGTGGGTGCAAAGTATTACTATGTGGAGCAAGGATAATGAGAGAAATAAAGTTTAGGGCTTGGGATTATGTAGCGAAAGAAATGTTGGTTGTTAAGCAATTAGAGTTTGGGCGAAATCAAAGCAATGATATATGGGCTCATTTATCAGATGGTCATATTCTAAATCAGCAACACTTTGAACTAATGCAATACACAGGGCTCAAAGACAAGAACGGCAAGCAGATATATGAGGGGGATATAATCAGATTCAAATGGAGTGACGAATGGATTAGTCCCGTCTTTTGGGATGATAAGTATGGATGGACAATTCGGACTATCAAAGTATGGAAATATAATCTGTCCCTACACATTGATACAGTTGAAGTCATCGGCAACATCTATGAGAATAAGGAGCTATTAAATGACAACGGCAATTAAGGATAGACCGCCTAAGTGTCCTCACTGCGGGTCATACTGGACTGAGGAATATGGGACAAACTACAGATGTCGCAAGTGTTTGCTTGTGTTCCCTAAAAAGGAGAGTGAGAAATGTTAGCATTTGAATATGAGAAGAGAGGGGGAGTTTATTGGATAGAGGGCAAGACTAAACCATGTTCCTCAAAGACCAAGATGATGGTGTATATTTCTAGGGAGATTTGCAAACAGCTTCCCGATAAGGGGAAGATAACAATGGGGGAGGTAAATAATGAGATTGCTAAATAATAAGGAAATAGCCAATGCCACCTATAAAAGATATAAGGAGGTTACAGGCGATAAGGCTAAGCCTCCGATTGATTTTACGTTAGCTTCTGCCTTAAACAAAGCCCAACAGGAACTAACCAATGAGGATTGGCGGTGGTGGCTAGACACGTTTCTTTACATAGATGATCATGGGGATTATAGGCTAACAACGAATTTTGATTCTGCTTGGCAAGCCCGCTTAAAGGAGATAGGCAATGAACCGCAAGTTTAGCTTAATCGAGAATAACAAGGGGCTATGGTGCCCATACAAAAGTTTATACTGCCAAGAAGGATACTGTTCTGAGTGTTTTGTTTACCTAGAATACAAGGCTAAGCTCAGAGATATAGCCAAAGAAAACTTAAGGGAAGCCGTCAATGGAAGATAAGATATTAATTGGCATTTGGTTCTTGATTTGTTTTCTCTTTGGGCTTAATGTTGGGATAATCTGTATTACAGGAGGTTAGATATGGGGAAAAGCTTTGATTTTGAAGCCTTGCATCACTGTCAATTTGAGCTTTTAGACCGACAGTATAACCCATTTGATTGCGGTGACCCAGCCATATATAGGGTCTGGTGGGCAGATGATAAGAGCGATGCTATGTTAGTTTGCCCAGAGCATTTCTATATAATTTATAAGAGGGAGGTTAAAAATGGCAGAAAAGATAGTATCAATTAAGTCGGGTAAGGTTATAGAGAAGGATGGGAAGGATTGGGTAGAGCTTATTGACCAAGATGATAAAACTCACCGCATATTCCGTAGTATCCAGAACAATGAGGGTAACTGGGTTCACCTAGATAAAGAGGTTGACTTCCTAAAATCCAAGATTGAGGCTGGTGAGATTGAGGGCGTGGCATTGAAGCTCAACAAGGAAAAGAAGGGCACATTCTGGAATGTTACCGGCGTTGAAGAAGTCAAAGATGTCCTCAAGAAAGAAGCCCTGCAACAAGTAACGGGTGGGAGAGAGGCTAGTATTGAGCAACAGGTGGCTATCAAGGAAGTCGGGGAGAATTGGCGTGCTGGTATATTCAATGAGACCTCACCAGAAGTAATCGCATACCAAGCTTGGATACTTGATAGATTAAACGGCTACTTAAAAGGAGGCAAAGATGTTCCTAATAAGGTATCTACTAAAGAAACTGGACGAGTATCTGGAGAAAGACTTGGACAGGGAGATAGAGAGGCAGGAGAATTTGATGAGAAGGGAATGAAAGCAGCCCTTAACCGAGTAAAGTTCACGCAGAAGGGGGTAATCATTTGGCTCAATCAAATGTTCGGTATTAAAGAGACCGAAAACCCAATAGATATGATGAGGCAACTAAATACTAAACAGCTTGAAGTCTTTTTGGCGGAGATAAAGTCTAGGGAAAAGGAGAAGGTAGAATGAGACTAGAAAAAGCTATTGAAATCCTAACTCAACATCAAAAGGGGACTGACCCTCTCTATTTGCCTGAACTGCCTAAAGCCGAGAAGCTAGGCATTGAAGCCCTGAAACGCATCAGGAACCGTCGCCCACTTAATGCTGGCGGACATCCCCACCTACTACCAGGTGAGACCGAATGAACTGGCTAAAGGATAACTGGTGGTGGATTGTGTTTATTATCTGTGTTTATGTCTTAGGTGCGAGTGTTGGATGGGAAGTAGGTAATCTTCTAAAGGAGGGACTGAGATGAAGCAGAGTAAATTTATTAGGAAGTGTGGTCCCTATGAAGTCTACAGTATATCTCAAGATAGACACGGTGTGAGGTTAGAAATATATCCTGCCTACCCGCAATATGAGGAGTTTTCCGATGGTTTTAGTTGGGCAATTCATCGCCAAAATGGAGATGGCGGCGGTCCCAGTATTTTTACAGCAATAGCTTTGGCGAAGGAGTTTGAGGAGTGGTTAAATCAGTTCTATAGCGAGGCGAAAGTTAATAACTGGAAGACCACACTAGGGAGAGCTCTAAAGAAAGTTCGTGAGAAGGCTCAAAAGCGATTTGAGAAAGCAATGGAGAAACAAGCAAAGGGGATGCCAAGATGATATTAGATTTACTCTATGCGATTTACTTATTTATAATAGAAAGGCTAAGGGGGGAAGAATGAGTGATGAGCAGAGAATAGATAAGCTGGAGAAGTTATACGAGACACTGTATCACGAAATGGAGCTTCTTTCTATCTATATCCCTAGACTAACAGATATTCTTATAGGGTATTGGAGCACTTCTGGAAAGCATAGGGGGGCAGTTCTTACCGACATCCGAACTATCAGAGATGCCATTGACGAACACTTTAAGACCCATTACCTTGATAAGAAAAAGGGTAAGACTAAGTATGAGAAGTATATCTCCTAATATAAAAATATCTTAATAAGGGAGGTGTCCGCCACGACTGCTAGGCGGACAAGGCGGACAATCTAGCTATGAATAGGCGGACACAGATGGACAAAGCGGACAGGGCGGACAAGGCGGACAAGAAGGAGTTAAAATGGCAGAGCGACTCTCGGATAAGTTAAGGGAATACTTGAGGAAGGCACAGGGTAGAATAGTAAATCTCAGAGACTTGAGGTCGGAATTAAGAATAGACCCATCTGACCCTGCGTGGGAGAGTTTGGGTCGTGAGATGAGACGGCTTGCCACAGAAAAGATAGTTCGTCCCTCCGGTAAGAATGATGGCTTCTACAAGGTTGTTACTCAGGTTAAACCCGTGAGGGTATTTATCAAGGAGCGGGAACGCAGACCGCCGTTTAATCTAATGTTCCCCAAAGACTTTGATACAGGTATGGAGATGTGCTTCGCTGAAGATATAGTAATTAGGGAAGGAGACCTAATTTCAGTTGGTGGTGTTAGTAACTATGGCAAGACTTGCATCGCCCTGAATATCTGCGGAGAGAATATACATCATCTCCCTATACTAATGGGAAACGAATATACGACTAGAGTTGGGGAGACCAATGAATACGAACCCACTCCTAGATTTCTGAATAGACTGGACAATATGGATTGGGTGGAGTGGGTGAATGGTAGCGGACAGGATAAGTTCACATTACTCCCTGTAAGGGCTGATTATGCAGAGCACATAGTCAAGGACAGGATAAACATTATTGATTGGGTAAATCTGGATGCTAACAGACTATATGATATAAGCCAGTTAGAGGAAGACATTAAGGCGGAGATTGGTAGGGGAATTGCTGTTATAGTCCTCCAGAAAGGTGAGGGGGCAGATGTGGCTCGTGGCGGGCAGTTCGTTAAAGATTTCGTAGATTGCGAATTGAACATAGATAAACTTACAGAAAGAGAGAGTATGCTAACCATAGGCAAGGTCAAGGAATATACGAAGTCGGTAATGGGCAGGAAGTTTGCCTTTGGTATCTTCAAGGGGGTTAAGATTACTAACTTCAGAGAGATAGTCAAGTGTAATGTATGTTATGGCAAGGGATGGAAGAAGTCGGGCAATACAAGTATCCCTTGTGATGAGTGTAATAAAACGGGGTATGTGGACAAATGAAAGTAACAGTAGAAATGCCATACATAGGGAAGGAACTGAGTGTCAATCACTATAAGTATTTCTGGTATACCAAGAGAGAGACCCGTGATTGGATGGAGCTTTTGGGGTGGAAGATAAAGACATCTCATATTGAGGATTGGAAACTACCATTAAAAGTTCGTTTAGATGGTAGGTTCAAAGACAAAAGAAATCAGCCAGATTTAAGTAACCTCGGAAAAGTTTGCTTAGATGCTATTGAAGAAGCTACGGGGGTGAATGACAGAGATATGAGATGGGAAGATGGTGATGTAACCTATGGTGAACCTATGCTATGGATAACTATTTCAGAGATGGTCAAATAATATATGCTGAAAGGAGGGGATAAAATGAACACAGATACGGGGAAAATTAGACGATTGGCATTGGGGGAAAAACCAAAACCGAATGAAGTTCTAGTTAACGAGCCTAATCCAAATTGTCGTAGATGTAAAGGAAGGGGCTCAATTTTAGATGGCAACCGCAAACAAAGACGCCATAATTTGATACCAATGCATTATATACCCTGCCCTGATTGTGCTGGTAAGAAGTAGAGAGTGATATAGAGCTGTAATGGAGAGAATATATTAGGAGGTATAGATGATAAAAGAACAAGTGGCAGAGATATTACTAGAACATTTTAACAATGGATTTGTAATGGGGGAAATTGGAGTAGGTGATGACCAAGAAGCCACGGATAAAGCACTAGGAGTAATCCTCAATCTCTTCAAAGCAGAAGTAGATAAACTGACAGTGATGGATGGGGAAAGGGTTAGTGCTATTTGGGGGATAGTGTCAGGAAGAAGCGATGCACAAAGGATGGTGGGAGCTCAGTTACAATACACCAAGAAACAACTATTGGATTTAATGGAGATGAATTGTGAAACAGATTAGCGATAAACAGAGAAGGCTAGAAGCTAGAAGAGCTAAGGTAAAGGCTGAACGCATAGAATATCTAGTGGATAAATATGGGTTTAATATATGTGAATATTGCGGTCAAACTGGCTTCATTGGTGGCGATGAACTTCTGACTTTGGATATGCACGAAATAGATGGCAATCACCAAAACTGTGACCCTAACAATGAATATATCTGCCACAGAAAATGCCATTCGTATATCACCGACCACAATATTTTAGTAACACAAGAAGATTTTCAAAGTAGGGAATTATTCTTATAAGGGGGAAGTAAATGAAAGCTGATAAGGTTACGGGTTATGAACTAAGACCAGCAGTAAGAGTATTTGCTGAAGCTATGGAGAAAACCTTAAGGGAAAATGATTATAAGGGTGGATGGGGACTTCAGGATTGTTCAACACATTATCTCCTTTGTCGTCTAGCTGGAGAAGTGGGCGAGTTATTTGCTCTTAATGCTAAAGTGGGTGATTACTATGTGAATGAAAAGGAATTAGAAGATATTGCTAATTTTGCTATGATGCTTTGGAATAGAAGCAAGGGCACATTAATGTATAGGTAATGAAGTAGAGAGTAATACAGGATTGTAATGGAGAAAGTATATTAGGAGGTATAGATGAAACAGATACTATTAACTGATGAAGAGATGGAACGAGCTTTCTTGAACCACCTATCAAATTGGGCGTTGGCTGGATATGATGATAGTTGGGGTGACAATGGTATGGCAAAGGATACTTATGGAGTTATTCGCAAAGCCCAGCTCCAAGAAGTATTAAAGCGGTTTCACGGAACGACAAATTGGGTAGCTATTGTTGAGCAAATGGAGAAGGAATGCGGAAGTCAAGAATAAACCCTATTAGTGATAAACAGAAAGTAGAGTTAGCACTTAGGGCAAGGATTAAAAGGGAGTTCATTGCTGAATTCGGGAATAAGTGTATGATATGTGGTAATCCACCAGACTGGAGAGGTATTCAGCTATGCCACAAGATACCCCTAAGTAGGGGGGGCAAAACAGATACCGAGAATTGCTATCTAGGATGTGGGAAGTGCCACTTTACCAAAGACCACCATATCAGAGAAGTAAAATCTAAACCACAATGGAGCAAAGGAGGAACTAAATGAAAGCTGAAGATACAATTCCTGAGAATACTGTTATTGCCCTACCACCTTACGGAGATAAATTAGATATTCGGTCAGAGTTGGTAACCCAAGCCACAGTATTTTTCAAGGCAGGGTATGAACAGAGGAAAAGTGAAGAGGCTACTGTGTCGCTGGCTGAAATGTGCTTAGAACACCGCAAGGCAGGGCAGGAAGAGGAAAGGAAATGGTGGATTAAGGAAGCAACGAAGGTTGGTATTCTAATAACTAAGCCTGAAGAGCAGGCTGGGATTGCTATGGAATACAGGCTACAAGGGATAAATGAAGTGGTGGGGTGGATAAACAATACATTCAATAAGGCAATCACCTTAGACCAGATGCGAGCAACTACTACTTACCAAACCAAGCTGAAGGATTGGGGGATAAAATGAGCACACCATATATGGAGTTTTTCACTAACGACCACAAGATAGCGATATGGCTAGGGGTAAGGGATGGGGAGTATGTATTAAAGGAGGTAGAATGACACGTAGAACTTGGGAGAATGATTTACAAGAAGAATTGAAAGATCCAGAATCAGTTGCTTATTTTGCCAATGCACAACAAGAGTCATTAAGGGAACTGGTGAGGGCGGGCATTAGAACTGTAGCTGATTTTACAAGCCTAGAGATGAACAGAACATGTCACTTAAAGTGGGAGGTAGAATGAAAGAAGAAGCAATTACAGCCGGCGAGCTAGTTTATTATGCCCACACCTTAGACACCGAGTTTGATGAGGTGCTTATAGTTCCTATATCCGATGCACACTATGGCAATCCATTATTCTCTAAGAGCCATTTCAGGAGAACGCTTGAGTTCCTAGAGAAGCCCAACGCTTTCGGTTTTCTGAATGGTGATTTGTGCGAGTCCACTTTAAGGACTTCTAAGGGAGAGATATACAAACAGGTTGGTGCACCAGAAGACCAGAGAGACCAGATAAAGGAGTGGCTAGAGCCGTATAAATCTAAACTGTTCGGTGCGGTAGATGGCAACCACGAAGACCGCATATGGCGAGAGGCTGGGATACATATAGTCCGTGATATAGCTAAAGCATTAGAGATACCATATAGACCCGAAGGATTACTCCATAAGATTTCATTTGGTAGCGGTAACGCCTGGCACAAGGAGAAGCCATTTGTATTCTGGTATTATCAGACACACGGGTATGGTGGAGCTAGAACTAAATCGGCTAAGGCGGTAAAGGTGGAGAGAACGGCTAGTTGGATACATGCCGACTTCTATGCTATGTCTCACGACCATGTGGTTAATGTAGCTCCCGATGTCTATCTTTTACCAGACCCCAGAACTCGTGTTGAAAGGGATGGGAAGGGTAATGAGACTGGCTTTAGAATAGGCAGGGTTACAGCACACAGAAAGATGCTGATAAAGACCAATGCTTATTTGAAATGGGGTGGATATGCTGAGTTTGGAGGCTTCCCGCCGGTGGATATGGCGACACCCCTCATTAGGCTATTAACCCCCTATTCTAAACACTGGGAAGATTTACCAGACAAACCCCGTCAATGCGTGAAGGTGGAAGTCTAAAGAGGAGCAATAGATGGCATATCAGAAAATTTCCCAGACTGATTACGATAAAGCAAAGGGGCAATTACGCCTACAGCTCAATGGTGTGTTCCAAGCCTTTAATATCTATGGTCTCCATATCTATATTAACGGAGCTAAAGATGAGATAATGGAACTAGCAGAGCAGTTTGGGCAGAGAGTTAGGGGTGATGATATACCTATCAAATTAAAAAGGAGGCGGAATAATGAGCTGGAGACCAGAAAATTGGGCGGAACTTAGACTTAAATTCGCAAAGAAGAATATGCCAGTCCCAGAGGAGACAAGCGTAGCTTTGGGGCTTCTTTCGGCAATGGAAGTTGGTGCTGATGCTATACTAGAAGCGATAATGGAAGCCCGCCCCAGTGATAGCGAGATTAGAATGAGGATTATTGAGACTCTATATGGCAACAGTAGCGTGCCCGCATTAGAAAGGTGGCTGAAAGAAAAGCTATTGCTAAAGCCCTAATAGAAAAAGTGAGGGAACTCTTTGAATAAGAAGTATCAGATAATATACGCTGACCCACCTTGGGAATATAGTGATGGTAGAGGTGCGAGAAGTAGGGGATGTGCTAAGTCCGCCTTTCCCTTAATGCCCTTATCTGATATAAAATCACTACCTGTTAGTGAGATAACTGATAAGGATTGTGTATTGTTTTTGTGGGTAACAATGCCTATGCTTATTGAGGGCTTGGAAGTTATTAACTCTTGGGGTTTTAATTACAGGACTTGTGCCTTTGTCTGGGTGAAACAGAACCCAAGTGGCATGGGTATCTACTCTGGTTTAGGCTATTGGACAAACGGGAATGCTGAATTGTGTTTGTTTGCTCGGAAAGGTAACCCAAGGCGTATCGCAAAAAATATAAAGCAGATTGTCTTATCGCCGAGAGGGGAACATAGCAGAAAGCCTATTGAGGTAAGGGAACGCATTGTTCAACTAATGGGCGATTTACCACGCATAGAACTGTTTGCTCGTAGAAAAGTTGAGGGCTGGGATTGTTGGGGTAATGAAGTAGAAAGCGATGTAGAGCTAACTTAAAGGAGGGGGAATGTATAACATAGAACCACTAGAGAAAGCAATCCTAATTATTGATGCTGTGAAGGGTGAACTGGCGTTAGGGACAAAGCACTATTCTGGAGATAGATTGCTTACCACGCCACTAGAAATAGTTAAAGCAATGAAAGAGAACAATCTAATCATTGAGCCAACCCCTGAAAGGCGATGGTTATTTGGTGGAGAGTGATATAGAACTATGATAACTAAAGCACAAAAGACCGCAGAAGTGGTTGAGTTTGACAGGTTGCGTCTTGGCAAAGAGATGGAGAGACGGGCTTATGAACTATGCGACCACGAAGCTTGCTGTTTTGAGGTGTGTATCAAAGATAGACATTGTTTTAACCGAGCTATTGTCGGATTCGCTTGGAGCTTATTAGTAAGGGGGAATTAAGTGAAGTGCGAAGTTTGTGGAAGTGAGCGATTTGTTGATGCTCACCATTATGACTGTAAGGAAGGGAAGATTAGCCCTGATACTATTAACCTTTGTCGCCGATGCCATAGAACTTACCACGATAACGGTATTGAATGGTTTGATGACGAGTATCTAGCTAAGGTGATTGAGATAGAAAATAAGTTCAGGGTAATCCATAATGCCAACCTCAAAGAATCAGTTAATCGTATTAGGCATAAGTATATTGATGGTCTTTACGGCGGGAAGGAATTGAGACCAATCAAGCGTGGGGATGTTCAGCGTAGTGATTATTGGAACAAAATTCACGGTATAAGAAAACGCAGAAAGCCACCAAGAGAAACTAAAGATGAAAAGCAGCTAGGATTTGATATGATAGACATTCTTTTAAGGAGGAATTGAATGAAGAAGATTAAGCCGACAGACTGGAGGTGTATTGTTTGTGGTGCTGATTGTTCCTTTGGGGTATTTGCTATTATTAAAGGACAACCCCACTGCCTGAAATGCTTTCGTAAATATCGCAAGAAACCAGAAGGAGGATACAATGGGCGGAGAAATTTGCCATCAAAAGGGAAAGGAACGGGGCCCTTGGTATGAGATTAAATGCACCAAGGATGTAGTAAGAAACAAAGAGGCTAAGGGCGAGGATGCCAGTTTTGAAAGGATGCTGCTGAAATCGTGGTCAAGGTATAAGGGCTGGGAAGATGCCAAAATGTAATCCCCCGCCTATCTATGAAATCAAAATCTAGGCGATTATCTGGCATATTAGTAGTTCAGGGTGTAAGGAGTAAGGTCAATGAGAAGAATAGAGGTAATTTGGGTTGATGCTTGTATTGAGGAAGCGCATATTCCATTAAGCGGGGCTGAAACTCTCACCCCCCTTGTCAGGAGAAATGTTGGCTATGTGGTTCGTGAAGATGCTGAGGCAATAATTATTCAGTTTGGTATTATAGAAAATATCTGGAAGGGGAATAGTGCGAGTGATATACCACTCTGTATCCCGAAGGGTATGGTTAAAGAGATTAAGGAACTGAAAGAATGCCCCGATGACGACATAATAGATGATGGCTTTGGTGCATCGGCTTCAGCGTATTGCCCTAAGTGTAAGGAGAAATCAATGTTTGTTTGCAGACCTGGGGATATTAGGTGTAGTAATTGCGATGGTTAAAAAAGTTGAGCCTTTAATTAAGGGGATGAGACCGATAATGGTTGAGTGGGTAGATTCAAGTTACTCAAACGGGTGGCACAATATTGAGGATTTAGACAATTACGTTCCTACAAAGGTTGTGTCCTTTGGTTTGCTGGCTAAGGACGCAAAGGACTTCATAATTATTTTGTTAAACTATGGCAAAACACAATTCTCGAATTCTATGACTATCCCTAAGTGTTCAATCAAGCAAATGTGGAGGTTAAAGGTCAAATGATTTGGTGGCTTGAGTTATTAATAGGGAGAGGGTAGTAATGATTAATTGGGCTGAAGTTGGTTTGTGTGTCTTGATATGTGCTCCGTGTTGTGAGCTTTTCCATCTTTTGTTTCATTGGCTCTGGGGTAAGTGGAGACATAGGAAATGAGCAGGAAAGCTGATAAGGAACTAGCAAAACTAGGGAAGGATAAGGGGTGTGAGTATTGGGATTTGTGTGAGACTTGCATTTATCCAAAATGTAAGGATGACTGCGTCAGTCTAAATCAGTTCCTATGCCCAATGAGGTATAAGTGTATTAAAATGTGCTACAAAACTTTTCCGTCAGTAGCTTTACTCACTCGTGTGTTTAGGGTATCAAAAACAACTATTTATATGGCATTAGGAAAGGAGGGTTAGATGACTAAGCAAGAAGAGATAAAGAGGCTTATACAGGAAAAGGTTAATCAGGTTGTTGTATATGAGGATAAAAACAATGCCATTGAATCTGGTTTTGACCCTGAGGAATGTTCTGAATGTCATTTGCCTGGGGATTGCCCTCTTTGTGGAGGCTCTTAATGCCAACTAGAGAAGAGATATAGAGTTATGAGCCTTGATTTTTAATCCAGTCTTTTCCCCAATGAAAGTGTCCCTCAAGGAAGCCAAACAAGTAGATACACCAAAAGATGGAAACTCCAAGCCACCCCTGCCATACATAAATAGCCACTCCAATGAAGAACCATAGGGCTTGAATAACTATTGGGGCTGTGTGATAGATGTCTCTCCAGATATATGTCCATTTCCTTCCACCAATCCAATGCCAAAGCCCCCACTTGTAAGGGTTCTTCCAAAACTTCTGCCAAAACTCCTTCACTTTAACCTCTCATCAATAAAATTCATTAGTGCTTTAATCTCTTCACAATCGTTAATGATTTCAGAAATCTTAGCAATCAAACGCCAGAGCTTTCTTAGCTTCTTGACTTCAGCTATGAGTTCAGCTGTCTCCATCCTCTCTGGGGACTTCATCTCAGCCTCTTACATCAAGAATAGCACGCCATATATACCAGCCACAAGAACCAAGACTCCAATTATAAGAGGGATTAGCACCTTGAGTTTCCCTGTGTTCCCAGCTACCTCTTTTGTCAGGTGGGGTAAATCGTTAGTTATAATATGCTCTAGTTGCTTGGTATTATTCCCCACCTCTATCTCTAAGGTGCTAAGTCTTTCCACTTCACTCTTGTTCATTATTCCTTCTCTTCCAGACCCTTAATCTGTCCTAGTAGAGTTATTAAATCCTTGCTGTAAGCCCCGAAGTGAACTGTAATCTTTTCCGTTGTCTTGTTCAGCATGTTGAATTTGATACCTTGAATTAGGTAGTAATCATCTATGCCCCGTAAGAAGTTGTATATCTTTACCTTCTGACCAACGACAAGTCCCTCCTGGTAGCAGACTAAACTCCCAGTCTCTTTGCCAAATGCCCTCTCGGCTAATACGGCTTCACCCACTGAGTCCCCCCAATCATTAGTGTCAATGTTTTCATCTACTACCTTACAGTAAAACTCACGCCCATAATAGGCAATGCTAGGAGCACTTATACTCTCTCGGTTTACCCCAGTCCCAATAACTCTTACCCTATTGCATACCTGAGAAGTATCCTCCCCAAACTGAATATTGTCATATCCTACTTTAGCTGGTGGTGTGGGAGAACTTGAGAGCTCAAAGGGTGCTCCTACAATAGATGGCGTGAAGTAGTGTAGCTTTTTGTTAAAGTCAATATACCACTCTCTTCCATAGATTTTAGCTATCTCATCCAAGACTTCATTTAAAGGAATTCTAGTCCAACCCAGTGTCGCTTGCACTCCAGATGAGGAGACATAAGTAGTAGTATCAATCTCAGACAGATAGGCTGAGAACAAGAAGTCTATCATTTGCTGTTCATCTTGGTCTGCAAAATCCTTAGTAACCAGTTGTCCAGTTGGTAAAATATTATAATCCTGAGCTGTGATGCGGTAAATCCTTCTACTTCCAACCATCCTCATTTCTTTAGTAGAAACATAGCCACCAAAAAAGTCAGTCAGATAATCAGTATCTATGCCAGTAATCTTGATTTCGTCCTTACCCCAGGGATAGGTTAATCCGCCATAAGCATTAGCATCCATAGTAGCAACGACCCCCTCATCCATCAGCCACATAGCAACAGTGTGTCCGTCAAGGATTGGTCTATTATCATTATGTATTTGGAGATGTTGGGCTTCCGAAAGTGCACAATCATAAACAGCTAGGAACTCTATCTTGCCATCAAAAGGATAAGAGGTTTTGTCGTCAAAAATACCTATCTTAGCTGACCTAGCACAAGTAGTTGGGTCTACAAGTGCTTCACTTGTAAGGGTTACATCAATGCCATTTCTGTATATTTTGCCCGCAGCCCCATCCCGACTACACCCCATTGTGAGCCAACTCCCAGTTGTTATTGTTCCCGCATCTGCATATGCACTCTGAACTGCTGCTGGAGTCTGACTAACGTAAAGGCGAAGCCTTCCAGTAGATTCAGCGATAAAGAAGTAACCATCAACAGCAGTCAATCCCCTACAGAATAGCATTCTATGAGCAGTCAAATCATCAATATAACCCCTAGCAACAATAGAGAAGTCCCCAGCGGTAAAGTTTAACTGAGCATGAGCAGCAGGAATTTCTACATAGCTAGG